ATTAATTTACGAAGATGAATTGTCTAGAGCCCTTAATGAAGATGGGCAACGAACTTCTGTCTATGTAACCCCTCAAACCTACTTTCCACAAGGAGTCTAATCATGGAAAACAAAAAAAAAGAATTACCAATTTATTTTAGAGAACTTAGAAATGAAATGCCCAATGTTGCTAATGCCGCAAGATCCGTTTACATGAATTTAAGTCCTAAAGGACAAAAAGCAATGATGTCTGATTATCAGAATCAAGTTGCTTCTTATAGAAAAATGGATGATTCTGGGAAAAAAAAATATCGTGGAGATATTACTTCTGAATATAATAAATATATGACATACAAACCGGAAAAACAAAAATCTTATGTGGCTAAGTATACTTCTCTTGTAGGCGGAGGTATGATAGCAAGGGGAACTAAATTAGCAATAAGAGGTAAAGGATTTAAAGGAGTATTCTAAATGGCTTACGCGCGTGGTAAAAATTCTTTAGCAATATCTGATCGTTCGGGCATGGCTTTTCCCTATACAGAAATGGTAAAAGAATGGAATGGTTTACTTGTGCATAAATCTGAATTTGAAGCAAAGCATCCTCAAATAAGAAGAAAACATATTACTGCTGATCCTATAGCTTTAGCTAACGCTAAAAGTCAAAAATTTCAACAACCCATACAACCTTTTATAAATAATTCAACAACAGATCAAACAAAAGCTGATTCAGGAGGAGGAGGTCAAATAGTTGTTAATTTGACTTTACCAGGAGATTTTGCTTTTCGTACAGACGGATCAATATCACAAACCAGTACAGATGCTGCACCTCAATATGGCAGTATGGTGCCTGATGATGGAGCTGCTGAAAATAGAAAAAGAGAATTAACTGCTGTGGTTGGTAATGTTACTGTTGATGCTCTTGTAATAACTCAAACTTTTGCTGTCACTGTAGTGGGAGGTAATCCTTCAAATCATCCATATCACAATGTGGGATCAACTAATAAATTTGCGATAGATGGTTCTACTGCAACTGCTGATGTAACATTAACTTTTAAAAGGGGTAAAACTTATCGTTTTAATCAAAGCGATTCATCAAATGGTAATCACCCTTTGAGAATAAGTGCAACAGCAAATGGCACACATGGGGGCGGTGCTGAATATACAGTAGGAGTAGCAACGAACGGAGTTCCTGGACAAAGTGGGGCTTACACACAAATTACTGTCGCAAGTGATGCTCCTACATTATATTATTATTGTCAAAACCACTCAGCGATGGGGTGGACTATAAATGTGGAGGATTAGACTATGGCAATAACACACGCAAATTTTTTAACACAAGTAAGAAACTATACAGAGGTAGACAGTAATGTTTTAACAGACACTTTACTTGATGAATTTATTAGAAATATAGAATTAGATTTAGCGAGTAAGGTTGATTATGATGATTTACGTAAATATGCCACGACCTCTACAATTGCATCACAAAGATATTTAAGCATGCCTTCAGACTTAGTGTATCTAAGGTCTGTTCAGGTCATAGATTCTGGAGTTAGAGATTTTTTAGAAAAAAGAGATACTAGTTTTATATCAGAGTTTAACCCAAGTGAAACTACAGGAGTTCCTAAATATTATGCAAATTGGGATGATCAAAATATTGTATTAGCACCAACTCCTAATTCTGCTTTTACTATACAAATAAATTATATTATTGACCCACCACATTTTTCGTCTACCAATTCAACTTTTTTATCTACTTATCAAGATCAATTACTTTTATACGGAGTGTTGTCTGAGTGCTTTTCTTATTTAAAAGGCCCTATGGATATGTACAAGTTGTATTTTGACAAGTATAATGAAAGCACTCAAGGGTTTATGCAACAACAAATGGGAAATAGAAGACGAGGACAATATGAGGACGGGGTTTTACGACTTCCTTTGCAATCGGCTTCTCCCTAAACTAAGGAGATATTATGGCAATAACAACGAGTATAATATGCAATTCTTTTAAAAAAGAACTATTTGAGGGAATTCATAATTTCAAACAATCAGGAGGTAATAGTTTTAAATTATCTTTGTATACTAGTAGTGCTACTTTAGGTAAATCTACAACAAGTTTTACCACGGACAACCAAGTATCTAATTCTGGTCAATATGCTACTCCAGGGGGTGCTTTAACTAATGGTGGTACGTCCTTGTCAACAAACACAGCGATTGTGGATTTTGCTGACAGATCGTTTACCGGAGTTACTTTAACTGCAAGGGGTGCTTTGATTTATAATGATACAGCATCTGGAGATCCTGCTGTATGTGTTTTAGATTTTGGTGGTGATAAAACTGCAACGTCAGGAACATTTACAATTCAGTTTCCTGCATTTACTGCAAGTGCGGCTATATTAAGAGTTACATAGGTTGAAATATGTCCAATGGATGGGGACAATTAACCTGGAGTGAAGGTCTTTGGGGTCAGCAGGGTGATCAAATTATCGCACTATCTGGTCTTAGTACTGCTTTATCTTTAGGTGGTTTTACACAAACTAATATTGTTGAGATTACAGGTTTATCTTCTGCTCTATCTTTAGGATCAATTACAAGTTTTTCTGATGTTAGTATTAGTCAAACTGGATTAAGTGCAACTTCTGGTTTTGGTAGTATTATATTTAGTAATACAAGTATTGAATCCCCAAGTGGCTTATCTTCGGCTCTATCTTTAGGAACAGTCAGCACCTTTGCTAATGTTGAATTATCAATAACTGGTTTTGATATGACCGCATCTTTAGGTAGTATAAACTTAATAAATTGGGAAGAAGTAAGTTTAGGAACAACAGTTACATGGGCAGAGGTTGATAGAGCAGCATAAATGATTTATAATACGAATTAAAGGAACATATAATGGCATCAACATATTCAACAAGTTTAAAACTTGAACTTCAAGCCACTGGTGAAAATGCAGGAACTTGGGGTACAAAAACAAATACCAACTTACAATTAGTAGAACAAGCAGTAGGAGGTTATGAAGAAATATCTATTGCGGGAGGAGCCGGTACAACTGCTCTTTCTATGTCAGATGGAGCCGCCTCCAATGCTAGAAACATGGTCATCAAACTTACAGGAACAATATCTGGAAATAGAGTAGTTACTGTTCCTAATAGTATTGAAAAGGTTTATATTGTTTCTAATGGTACATCTGGATCACACACTGTTCAGTTTAAAACTGCAAGTGGAAGTGGTTATACATTTGTTGCTGCTGATAAATCTGTAAGAGTATTATTTGCTGACGGCACAAACGTAGTTGATACAGGAATAATTAATACTTCATCAACAGACACCCTTACAAATAAAACCTTAACCACTCCAACAATAAATGGTGCAACAACTACGGGTGCTATTACAAATTCTGCAACAATAGCAGGAGGTACAGTAAGTGCTGTAACTTTAACAAAACCTAAAATTGCTGATGCTGGTTTTATTAGCGATGCAAATGGAAATGAACAGATAATTTTTCAACAAACCGCTAGTGCAGTTAATGAGCTAGAGATAACTAATGCTGCTACAGGTAATGACGTAGGATTGGCAGTATCAGGTGGTGATACAAATGTTGGATTAGCTTTTACTGCAAAAGGTGCGGGCAGATTTAAATTTAATGATGCAGCTTATATTCCAGAACAAACGTTAACAGATGGTTCTAATATAGATTGGGATTTACAAGCGAAGCCAGTTGCCAAAGTTACATTAGCAGGTAACAGAACATTAAATAATGCAACGAATGGTGTCACAGGTCAATTTGTAAGCCTTTTAATAGTTCAAGATGGTACCGGATCAAGAACTTTATCCTTTGCATCAAATTATGAATTTGCATCAGACACAGCTCCAACCTTAACGACAACTGCTGCAAAAGGTGACTTTTTTGTTTTTTATTATAATGGTGCAAAATTTGTTGAGGTTGGAAGAAACCTTGCATTAACATTGAGTTAGGAGAAATTATGTGGGCATTAGTTAAAGCAGATCAGGTTATAAAAATATTAAGTAGTAATCAGGCTTTTGAGCATAATGATATTAAACATCCTGCTAATATTTTCTCTAGCTGGAGTGCTGATGAAAAAACAGCTATTGGATTGTACCCAATTGAAGACGATAATTCTAATTACAAAGATCCGACTTTTTATATTAATAAATCACAAACACATACATTTGATGCTACTAATAAAGTAGTAAAAAGAGTGTGGTCTTCTGCAGTTGATAAAGAAATGGAAGACAAAACTGTTGATGGTGCAACTGTTACCGGATTAAAAACAGCAAAAGTAAATGAAGTAAATAATCAAGCTTATAATCTTTTAAAAGATACAGATTGGATGGTGATAAAAGCTTCAGAAGTATCTAGTTATAGTTTACCTAGTAATGTTGCAAATTTTCGCACAGCAGTTAGAACAAAATCAAATGATATGGTTACAAGAATTAAAGCTACAAAAGACGTTAGAGTTTTAGAAATATTATATACTTACAGCAACACAGGTACAGAATCCAAACCTGTTATGACTAGACCTTTAGGGGAGTTTCCAAAGCTGGAGGATTTCTAGATGCCTATAATTATTCCAGGTAATCGTTCTGCTTCAGGATATGCGATAGACCAGTCAATTAGATTTAATAAAGCTGATTCAGCTTTTATCTCTAGGACACCTAGTGGTGCTGGAAACAGAAGAACATTTACTTTAAGTTGGTGGTGGAAATTTGGATTAATTGGCAGTTTAAATGGTAATGCACATCAATTATGGAATAGTTATCAAGATAGCAATAATCGTTTTTCAATTATGATTGATAATGATGTAGGGTCTGGTGGTGCTGGTGATAAATTTTGTATTTTTGATTCTAATGGAGGAACATTTTTAGAAATATTAGAAACAAATAGATTGTTTCGTGATGTTTCTGCATGGTATCACTTTGTTGTTGTAGTAGATACAACCCAAGCTATTTCAACAGAAAGAGTAAGACTGTATGTAAATGGAGTTAGGGAAACAAGTTTTGCTGAAGGAACTATGCCATCATTAAATTATGAAACAAATTGGAATACTGCAAACCTTCATTTATTTGGTAAGTATGGGGGAGGAACTGGTAATCCTTGTGATGGATATATGGCAGAGTGTCATCACATAGATGGTACAGCTTTAGACCCAAGTAGTTTTGGCGAAACCAATGATAACGGAATTTGGATACCTAAAAACTATAGTGGAAGTTATGGAACAAATGGGTGGCATATAGATGGCAGAGATGCAAGTGACTTAGGTGATGATGAATCTGGTAATGGTAATGATTTTGCCTCAAGTGGACTTGCATCACATGACCAAATGGCAGGCTCACCTACGAATAATCATGCAGTAATGAATATTCTTGACACTCATACCACTCCCAACTGGACTGCAAGTAATGGTAATTTAGATGTTTCATGGAATGGAACAAATTATGTTAATCATTTATTTTCTACTTTATCTATGCCTTCAACAGGTAAGTGGTATTTTGAATTTAAATACGTTTCTGACTCTAGTCAGGTTTTATATTATCAACAATTAAGGTTGGGTATTATGAGAGAAGATATAAATGCTGCGTATATTCAAGCTAATCAAGGTGTGCAACAAACTTTATCAGGAGGTCCTGAATTCCATGTGATTCCGGGAACAGGTAGTAGCTCATCTTTTCAGGGTAATGGTGCAAATCTAACAAGTTTTTTTAGTAGTTTTTCAATGGGTGATGTGCTTAATTTTGCAAGAGAGGGTACTAAACTATGGGTTGGTAAAAATGGAACTTATTATAATAGTGGTAACCCTGCAAATGGTACAAATGCAACATCATCTGGACTTGAACTAAAAGGATATAGAGCAAATATGCATTTTAGTCAAACGTCAGCTTCACATGGTACTGCTGTTGTACACGCATTTTTTGGTGCAGATACATCCATTGGAAGTGGTACAGGATTTAACAATACAGTGCCAACTGGTTTTAAAGCATTGAACACAACAAACTTAGGAAGTTAATATGGGTACACCAACAATTATAAAAGGCGAAGAATATTTTAACACTGTGATTTACGAAGGTAATGGTCTTGGTCAAAGGATTGGTAATTTTGTTCCATTTACAGCAGATCCGGCTATTACAAATAGTGTTATATTTAATGATGACGATAATCCAAAACTGACAAGGACTCAAGATACTGGTGCAAGTCAACAAAAAGGTACTTTTTCATGGTGGTTTAAAAGAGGAAATCTTGGTGCAGATATGATTATGTTTGCGGCCGCTCCCTCATCAAGATTATTTGTTAAATTTGATACCTCAGATAGAATAGTATTACGATTAACAAATGGAACATCAGAATTTCAAAAAGTAACAAACAGAACTTTTGAAGATAAAAGTAAGTTTTATCATTGTGTTTGGCAAATTGATGCAACTCAAGGAACGGCAACAGATAGATCAAAACTTTATATTGATGGGAATAGAATAACGAGTTGGAATTCAGATAATAACCCAGCACAAAATACTGCTGTTGTTGGTTTAAGTGATGGAACAACACAAATTATAGGACAGACATCTCATTCTACTGGTCAAGTTTTTGATGGATATATGGCAGAATTTAATCAAGTTGATAACAGAATTGATGATCCATCTATATATGGGCAAACTGACACATCAACTGGTCGTTGGATTCCAAAAACAATTTCCACAACCTATGGAACAAATGGCGTAAGATTAACGTTTGCATCGCCCTCTGCGATCGGAGATGATACGAGTGGTAATACTAATGATTTTTCTGTAAGTGGTTTGGTCGCTTCTGATGTAACCACCGATAGTCCTACCCAGAATCACATGACTATGGGTGGTAGAACTGGTGGTAGTATTACTCTTTCTGAAGGTAATTTAAAACTGGCAGTTGGTGCTGCTGATACTTGTGGTTTATCAGGTATGGCTATTCCTTCAAGTGGTAAGTGGTACTGGGAATTTACACTAAATACATCTGGTGGATATGATAGAATAGGAGTTGCTCCTAATACTGCATCTTTAACTAGTGCACCTATAAACACTGGAATAGCTTGGAACAGAATGAATACAACTGGTGGTATGATGATGTTAGGTTCTAATGTTAGTGGTTCATGGGGTAGTGGTTTTTCAAATGGTGATATTATTCAATTTGCTTTGGATGCTGATAATAAAATGTTGTACATAGGTGGTAATAATACATGGAGAAATAGCGGAGCACCTACCAGTGGATCAACTGGTACTGGTGCAGTTGCCTATGGTGGAACATCTTTAGCAAATGCTATTTTACACCCTGCGAGTGGTGCAGGAAACTCAGGGTCTACAAACACACACACATATAATTTTGGTCAAAAAAGTTTTTCATACACTCCACCAACTGACTTTTTAGCTTTACAACAGGACAACTTACCAGAAAAAGATGAAGGTATAAGTAGTTTTAGTTGGATTAAAAATAGAGACAGTGCAAGTTTTAATCATGTTTTATATGATTCTAGTAGAGGTATTAACAACTACATTAATTCTAATACTACTGGTGCACAAGCTACAGATTCAGATGGTCTTACAAGATTTTTAAAAGGTGGCTTTGCAACAGAAGATGCTGGTTATACAAACACAGCTAGTAACTCATTTGTTGATTGGAACTGGGTAGCCAACAAAGGAACAACAGCATCAAACAGTAATGGTTCAATCACAAGTACAGTTCAAGCTAATACAACTGCTGGGTTTAGTATAGTCCAGTTTACAGCACCTAGTGGAACAGAAGATTTTACAGTTGGGCATGGGTTAAGTGTAGCACCTAGATGGTTTATGTTTAAAAGGGTTGATGATACAAGTAATTGGTCAGTTTACCATCAAAGTGATTTTGATTTAAGAGGTAATCAATATTCTTTAGCATTAAATTTAAGTGATGCTTCTCAAAGATTTAATCCGGGCACTGCTTTTTTTCCAAATGCTACCACTTCAACAGTTTTTAGTTTAAGGACTGCTTCATCTCTTTCAGCTTCTGCAAGTTGTGTTGCATATTGCTGGAACGAAGTTGAAAATTTTAGTAAATTTAATACCTACACTGGAAATGGTAATTCCAATGGGCCCTTTATTCAAACCAATTTTACTCCATCTTGGATTATGATTAANCGAACAGTAGATAATGGTTATCATTGGTGTATTTTAGATAACAAAAGAAATNCATTNAATCCTGCTGATAATGTTTTAAAACCAAATTTAAGTGCAGCAGAAGATGATGATGCAAATATGGCAATAGATTTTTTAAGTAATGGTTTTAAAATAAGAGGTGCAGGAAGTGATGGAGATAATATAAATGCAAGTGGAAAAACTTATGTTTACATGGCTTTTGCTGAAGCACCCTTTATTGGTGATGGAACAAACCCTGTGACTGCGAGGTAACATGCCTTTAATACGTATACCTTTTAAAGGGGGCTTTAACAAACAAATAACACAAAGTGAAGCAGCAAATCAATGGACAGATGGAGACTTTGTTCGTTTTCGTTATGGTGAACCTGAAAAAATAGGAGGGTGGCAACAAGCTGTAGCGACAACTTTACCTGGTGTTGCACGAGCTACCCACATTTGGACAGATCGGGATGGTACAGAATATATAGCGATTGGTACAAGTAAGGGGCTTTTTATATTTTATGGTTCTGCAATGTATGATATTAGTCCATTAGAAACAGCTATTACTGGATTAACGTTTTCTTCAACAAATGGTTCTGCGACAGTTACTGTTAATAAAAGTTCACATGCTTTAACTGCAGGGGAATTTATAGAATTTTCTTCTGTAACGATGCCGGGAAGTGGCACTGGTTTTACGGCATCTAATTTTACAGATAACCCTTTTCAAATAATTACTGTATCTGCAAACAGTTTTACTATTACAATGACATCTAATGAATCTGGTTCAGGTATGTCTACAGCAGGTTCAGGTTCTGTGCAAGCTTATGTTCCAGTAGGTGCAGCCACTCAAACGCTAGGATTTGGTTGGGGCACAGGTGTCTGGGGTGGTGCTACAAATTGGGGATCGGCAACTTTAAGTTCAGCAACATCTTTAGAACCAGGGAATTGGTCACTTGATAATTATGGATCTATTTTAATTGCAACAATTAAAAACGGAGGATCTTTTGAATGGAACCCAACCAGTGGTGTTACAGCGCGGGCAACTGCAATTACTACAAACCCAACTGCGAGTGTCATGACTATTGTCTCTGATACAGATCGTCACTTAATTCATTTAGGTACAGAAACTACAATAGGTAATATTAGTACACAAGATAAAATGTTTATTCGCTTTTCTGATCAAGAAGATAGAACAGATTATGTGCCTGTATCTACTAACACAGCAGGTACCTTTCAACTTGATAGTGGTTCTAAAATTGTTTGTGCGGCTAGAGGTAAAGATTATATTTTCATTGTTACAGACACGTCTGCTTATATTATGCAATTTGTTGGTCCGCCGTTTACATTTTCTGTAAGGCAAGTAGGTTCTAATTGTGGGGCGATGTCACAACATTCATTAGTGCATGTAGATGGTATTATGTATTGGATGAGTAAAGCGGGTGGTTTTTATGTGTATGATGGTGGTTCTGTAAAGAAAATTACATGTACTGTTGAGGACTTTGTATTTACTACACAAACCAGTGATGATTTAGGTTTTAATTTTGGTCAAAGTGAACAAGTCTTTGCGGGATATAATACTTTGTTTACAGAAATAAATTGGTTTTATTGCAAAGATGGTTCTACAACTATAGATAGGTGTGTCACTTTAAATTATAGAGAAGCTTTATGGACCACAAGTTCTTTAGCTAGAACTGCATATAGTGACAAGTATGTTTTAGATAATCCTTATGCAACTGAATATAGTGCAACAGGTTTACCAACACTGACTATTAATGGTATTACAAATGAATTTGGAAAAGCCACTTTATACAGACATGAAACAGGTAATAACCAACTAGATATTTTAGGTAACAAAACTGCAATTAATGCTTTTATAGAATCAGGCGATTTTGAAATGCCTATAGAAGGAAGTGCGGGAGAGTTTTTTGTTAAGATGAGAAGATTTATTCCTGATTTTGGTAAGCTTGATGGTAATGCTCAAATTACAATAAATTTAAAAAACTTTCCTTCAGAAACAGAAGCCTCCTCACCACTTGGTCCATTTACAATAACCTCTAGTACAAAAAAAGTTGACACAAGAGCAAGAGGTAGATTAGCATCCTTAAAAATAGAAAATACAACAACCGATGAGTCATGGAGATTTGGTGCATTTAGAGCAGATGTACAAGCAGATGGAAGAAGATAATGGCTAAAATAAATATTTTAATACCTGACCTCAATGATGATTATGTGGTACAAAACCAAAGACAAATAACCTATGGTATTGAAACATTAGTAAACCAATTAAATTTTGCTTATCAAAATGATTTAAAAAATGAACAAGATGCCTTTAACTTCTTTATGAGCTAATGACAATACAATATAAAAATCAAGGTTTTTCACTAACAAACACAGACACAACAAGTGTACTGACAGCGCCGGTAAATGGTCGTTGTTTAGTAAAACAAATACAAGCGCACAATGGTTCTACAGGTGCAGTAAGTTTAGTAACACAAGTTACAGACACAAGTGCCAGTGCTACCTTTAGAATAGATAGTGTCTCTTTAAGCGCTAATACAACACGACAAATTATTTCACAAACTTTAGTATTAGAAGAAGGTGATATTTTAAAACTTACCGCAGGCACCGGGGGAGAAATACAAGGTATTGTGTCCTACGCTCTGCTAGATCGTTCTCAAGAAAATGGATAATTTTATTTACTTTTGTTTAAAATTTAGTTAGGTTTAACTATGGAAATTATACATTGTAAATCAGAGACAAAAATTAAAAACAAAAAAACAGGAGTGCTTTATGCTAACGAAGAAGAAGCACAAAAAGATGTTAACGATTCCGCCACAACCACAACTGAAAACGACATTCAAAGGGACGTTAATATTATTGTCCCTGAGTTACCAATGGAGGGAGATACAAATTGAAACCTTTAGGAGGGACTGAATTACAACAAAACTTTTTAACACGTTTTGTTGATAAAAGTCTTCTTAAAGAATTTTCTATTTGCACTTCTGTTCCTGGTAAAATACCGCTATCTAAAAATAAAATAAATATTTTGTGGCAAAAAAATGCACCTAACCAACCCAACATAGAGCCTTGGTTTAAAGATAAAAACAATCATTACAAATACGATTGGTATGTTTTTAACTCTAGTTGGAATTATGAAAAGTTTAGATACTTGTATGACGTCCCAACAGAACGTTGTCATGTTATAAAAAATGGTGTTACAGAGTTTCCTAAAAGAATACCCTATCAAAAAGATAGTACTTTAAGATTAATATTTCACCCTACGCCGTGGAGAGGTTTAAATGTTCTATTAGCTACTATGCAATTACTTGAGAAAGAAAATATAGAACTTGATGTATATAGTAGTTGTGAAATTTATGGTAAAGACTTTCAAAAAAAAAATGATGGAGACTATGAGGATTTATACGATCAAGCCCGTCAGTTACCTAACGTAAATTATTTAGGTTACAGATCAAACGATTTTATTTTACAAAAACTTCCCTATTACGATATGTTTGCTTATCCAAGTATTTGGGAAGAAACATCTTGTATATCATTACTTGAATGTATGGCAGCAGGTTTGTATTGTATTGTAACTAATTATGGTGCGCTATATGAAACAGGAGCCGAGTTCCCTGTATATGTTAACTATGAAACTAATTTAAAAAACTTGGCTTATCAATTTGCTGAAGGGATTAAAATATGCCGAGACACGCTTCACGAACCAACGATCAATGAACATTTAACAGAACAACAAAAATATGTACAACGTTTTTATTCTTGGAAAAAAAAGAAACACGAATGGACTAATTTTTTGCAGGGAGTTTTAAATGCAAAACAATAAACCTATTTGGTTAAAAGAAGAAAGACCTATTAGTTTGTTTGTGGCAACACCTGTTCACAGCGATGTGTCTATGCACTACACACAAACAATGTTGGAGTTACAAAAAGAATGTATGAAACGTAATATAAAAGTTATGTTTCAAATGATGAAATCTAGTTTAGTTACACAAGGTAGAAATTTATGTGTTAGTTATTTTTTAAACTCTGATTTTACACACATGTTATTTGTGGATTCTGATATTGCTTTTAAATCAGAAAGTATATTTAGATTATTAGAATTTGATAAAGAAATAGTTTCTATACCCTATCCTATGAAAACAGCTCAATGGGATACTTTAATGACCAAGATACAAGGGGGTTTTGTAAAAAACGCAGATCAATGCGAACATCACATTTTACAGTATCCTTTATTAATAAAAGATAATAATCAAGATATTAAAATTAACAAAGGTCTTATAGAAGCAACACATTGTCCAACAGGATGTATGTTAATTAGACGTGATGTGTTTGATAAACTCATTAAAAGTTATCCCAATAAAGAGATAAAACAAAAAACGACAATTGATGGTAAGTATATGGATCGCCCACATTTGTATAATTTTTTTGATACATATTATGATCCGGAGACTAAACGATACTTTGGAGAAGACTTTGCATTTTGTAAATTATGGTCTGATATTGGTGGAAAACTGTATTGTTATATCATGAGTTATATAAGCCATGTTGGAGAATATCAATATACAGGTCGTTTATATGATGAAATGACCAACCTAGAGGTTGAAAACACCACGGATCAAGGGTAGAATATACTTTAGTAATTACTAAGGAGAAACATATGTTCAAATGGGTTCTTAAACTCATTCCCAACCA